CCATCACAATCACTTCATCTTGTGTCATTTCAATCCCCTGATAAAAATAGCAAAGCTGTGCAATGTGTCCTTGCCAAACCCTTCCATCCTCAGAATGGCTTGCGCCACCTCTTCAATCACTTGGGCACGATAGGGGTTCAGCGATACGCTGGCCTTCACAGCCTCCTTGCGCTGCTTGGCCTGTCGTTCAACGAGATTGAACGCCTCGTCTTCGGGGTCTTGAATCATTTCCTGTCTCCGTTCTGTAATTGATCAATCGCTGCTATCAGGATTGCGCCGACGACCACGACCAACACGCCGCCAATTAGCATCAGCCCCACCAGCATCAGTACGTTCTCGAACATATGTGTACCCCAATTCTCTTTCTAATGCATCCACACGGCGCTGCAAATGATCAGAAACACCGGCAAGCCGGTGGTTCTCCATCACCTGCACGCGCCACATCTGCAACACCAATTTCGTGTCCTCGTCCATCGTCAATGGACCCAAAGATAAAAACCGTGCAAGATCCCAATCGGGAACATGATCGCGCCAGCAACCAAGAATCCCCACAAGCCCTGTGCAAAGCAAGTAAAGATGTGCGTCAGCCACGCGGCAAAACATGCAAAACCAATAATTGCTGCCCAGTTCATGATTGATCCCCCTGCCCCAGCCCAGACTTCCTGTGCATATACGCCAGCCGTGCATACAGATCAACCATGCTGTTTTGCAAGAATTCCTTTAAGTTGAGCGCGTTGTGCGCATCCCGGATCACCTGTCCCGGCACGCGGACCTCGGCCAAGCAACCATATTGCTCCAAAGTAATCACCAAGGCATCCTCGTCAGGGCCGGTGTCGATCATCTCGATTTGCTGCTTTTGTGTGTTCATCATTCCTCCCAGCAACCGGCAAGCCGGGTTTGTGTTGTGTTGATCATCTGTCATTCCTCCCAGCAACCGGCAAGCCGGTTTGTATTGTGTTCATCATTCCTCCATCATGAAATTAGTTGCATCGTTGTAAAAGGTCAAAAATATGTCCAGCGCCATGTGCTTATCAAGGCCCGTGGCCCGAGCGCCACCAGCAGCAACCATCATGGCCGCTAAAACAGAGACCTTCGGCGACTCAGAATGCTTGAACATCGCCTTGGCAATCTCCACAGCACAAGCCTGTGTCTGCACCTTCAAGCGCTTTATCTCCTCCGGCGAGGGTGCGCCTTCATTCGTCATTCTCTGGGCCCTCCAAATACTCGCCCAAAGTCCTCTGCGAATCAACCAGCACAGTCAACACGCCGTGCAGCGCCTGCTGAGTTATACGGTCCGAGGACCGGGCAATAATGCCAATCATCGCCATCGCCTCATCTATCGTGTTGCACGCATCGTGGACCATCCAAGTGTTGACCTCGTAATAGTTCAAGGGGGCTGCCTTTGCAGGGTCTTTCTTTTTACTCATTTCGTTTTCCTTTTAGGTGTGGTTTGTGGTGTGGGTTATGGGTAGTACGCTTGGGCAGCTTCATCAGCACAGTACTGCATCGCGCCCAAGACGATCTCTTCTTTGACTTCCTCGGACAGCAGCTCAGAGATGTCCACGCCGTCCAAAAAGGCATAGAACACCGTCCAGTCCTCCTTGTAGCCCACGCTATCGTCCGCCTCGTCATACTCCAGCCAGCATTCCAATGTGTGCTGCTTCAGGTGCTTGCCCGTGCCAGTCTTGAAAATATGGCTGTAGGACAAAAGTCCGTAGAACGGATCCGGCGTAGCCGGTTTACAGGCGTTGTGGTCAGTCATTTGAAGTCTCCTCAGAAGTGATGGTGGCGGGCAGTGGACCATTGTCCACGTACCAATCGTGAAGCTGCTCGAATGCGTCAAAGAAGTCGTCCTCAGTGAGCAAAGCAGTGATGTCCAAGGACAACGGACCGTGGACCACGCGTACATCCTTTATCACAGTGTTGTTTTCACTGTTCTTGCCGTACGTTACTTGGACCGGGACTTTAAGGGAAAGATCAGCTATCTGTAGCTGGGTTAACGGATCTCGACTCATACTCTGCTATCCTTTCTTGAATTACATCGGTTAGGGACACGTAGTATCGTTTAGAGAACACTAGGTGTCAAGTACATTTTGTTGTGTTTTTCATAGGGGTTTTCCCTAGTGTATATGCAATTGGATATATAGAATGGTGGTTGTTATGCAATTTTGCGTGTCCCTATAGGAGTCTGGAGGGTAAGAGGTGTTTTTTTTATTTTTTTTGTGGGAATAGACGTGATAGACGTAATGGTGTAATAAGTAAATGAAATCAAGGAGTTAGGAGCTTACAGTACATTACAGGGGAAGAAACAGTGTAATTTACTGGGGTGTCCCTACGTTTAGAGGAGGTGATTTTTTTTTTACTACTCTTCCTCTCCAGACTCTATATAGACGGCCTTGAATTGGATTGGCTGGGGGATGTACATCTTGACTAATTCGCATTGCTGGGTTACATTTGATTATTGATTTACAGGAGTTAGTCCTTGATACAGATCGACGCAAATATACCCATCCCTGAGGATCGCACGACCTACCCTTTCCGGGACATGGAAACGGGCGACAGCATCCTGTTTAAGGGCGAAAAGCAGGCAGCCTCGGCTAGGGTGGCAGCCATCCGGTTTGCCAAGGTCCACAGGCCCGGCTGGACCTTCTCCATGCGCAAGGTGGACAACGGCTGGCGCTTGTGGAGAACCGCATGACCAAGCGGGATGTCTGGAACGTGCCTCCTGTGGTCCCGGACAAGGCCAAGCAGAGGCTCGCGGGCGAAGTCCGACCCCTGAGGCAGCAAAAGGTCCTGAATGCCAAGGAATGGAAGTTTGTGCAGGAGTACGTGTCCGGCGATGGCCGGGTGACCCTGAAAGAGGCAGCCATGCGTGCCGGGTACAAAGAGGGCTCTGCCTCGGTCATGGCGTGGAAGCTGACCAACCCCAAGGAATACCCGCACGTGGTGGCCGCGATCCAAGCCTACCGTGCTGAGCTGGCTTCGAAGTACAACACCTCGTACGAACGCCACATGAAAGATTTGCAGGAGATCCGGGACAAAGCATTGGCTGCCGGAGCCTTTGCTGCTGCCGTGCAGGCAGAGTACCGGCGCGGCCAAGCGCTGGGCACAATCTATGTCGAACGCAAGGAAATTCGGCACGGGACGATTGACTCCATGTCGAAAGAGGAAGTGCAGCGAAAGCTGGACGAACTCAAGCGCTTGTACGGCGGGCCCCCTCCGACCGCTTTGATTGACGCAACCACGGGCCAAGTGCTGGACAGCACCGATCGCGAAAAAGATCCGGCCTTCGATGCTGGCGTGGCCGAGCCTCCTTTAGACGTTTTTGAAATAGACCGTGGCGACGACACCTGAGGCGCGATTCTCTGCACGCGTGCGCGATGGACTTAAAGCGCTGGGGTGCGATGTCGAGCGAATCGAAAACCGGGTGAACCTCGGTGTTTCGGACATGCTGATTGGCGTGGCTGATTGCTTCGTCACTGTGGAATTGAAAGCTGTTGCCCGGGGCTTAAAGGTTACGCTGCGACCGCATCAAATTGCTTTTTTGATTCGGCACGCTTCCAAGGGCAGGCCTTGCTTTGTGCTTGTTTTGAATATCGACCGGATTTTGCTTTACCACGGCCGCGATGCTGTTGCCCTTGCTGCCGAGGGCCTTCGGCTGCCGCCGCTGGCAGTGTGGCCTTCGCGGGGGATGAACTGGGCGGAGTTGAAAGAAAAGCTATCGGGCATGCCGGATTGATCGAAAAAAACAATTGGACATTTTGCCGGGGTTTGGCAGAATAGGGGCTGCTGAAATAATTCAGCGAACAGAAAGGATAGAGAAATGACACAGTTGACAATTGATTTGAGCGAATCAGATAACGCGATGATTTGGGCAATTGCGGTTCAGGCCGTAGCTAATGGTGAATACTATGGTGACGCGGACTATGCTTACGAGTGCGAATGGCGGTATTTTGAAGATGATCTTGCATGCCAAAATTAATTGAGAAAGGATAGAGAAATGAAGACAAAAACCCTTTGCGTATATTGGGCGCACGCGACACGTGACGGCCCTTCTAAAATTTTCAAATTAAAGCGCGACGCGATACAGTGGGGCCGCGATACTTTCGACGGGCTTTTTATTGTGGAACCGATCAATAAGGCTAAGCTATCGGAACGGCTCGAATATTTAAAAAATCAATTTGGCATTGTGCCGGAGCTGGCCTATACTGGCCGCTCCCAAACCAAGAAAGGATAGAGACATGCTCAAAACCGTTGCAATATCAGCGAACAAAAAAACCGGCCCGATAGCTGTTACTTATCGCGCTGGCGAACATGAGACTTATGGCACGTGCCCGCGTAGCTGCGCACTGCATCCGAAGAGTGAAACCGGCACGGCGCAAATTGACGCGGATTATCTGGCCGCATTATTTGACGCTGTACCCCGCCGGGGCATGGCGTGGGCTTATTCTCACTTTGCCGCTGAGGCGCTGCCGACACCAAAACCCGGAAAGACCACGATTAACGCAAGCTGCGACACCATCGCGGACGCGGTGCGCACCGTTGAGCTTGGCCGCCCGGCCGTATATGCTGCACCGGCTGACACTGCCGACACTTGGCCGCGCAAAATCCACGGCGTGACATTTGCACGCTGCCCGGCTGAGCTGGCCGAGTCATTTACATGCGCGGACTGTGGCAATGGCTCCCCATTGTGCGCACGTGGTGAACGGGATTTTGTCGTTGTATTCGTTGCCCATGGGACCGGAAAAAAGAGAGTGGGCACGGACGCGCCCGGCGGCTGCTATGCGGCCAGTGGCCCGACTGCTATTCAATGGCACGGGACGCGCAAAACCGGACGCGCAAATGATGCGCAAACCCTTCGCGACTTTGCCCGGGCGCTGCCCGTGGGCTCGATGCTGCGGCACCATATCGCGGGCGATATTGGGCGCGAGGTGGCCGCATGATCTTTTTATTAGTAGCGCTTGCAATTTTTCTTTTTTTGGGCTGGCTGATGGATCATTGGGGGGATTAATCGGAAACCCAAAACCGATAGGAACAATTCAATTGACCGGCGCGAACAATAGACTAGAATTCAACACATCAGCAGCCGGGCGGCTACTGATTCAACTCAGAAAGGATAGAACAATGGCTCACATGATCGACACCACCACCGGCACGGCCGCAATGGCATACACCGGCAAAACCCCATGGCACGGCCTCGGCCAAAGCTTGAGCGCTGATGCGGACATCACAACATGGACACGCGAGGCGGGCTTAGCTTATGACGTGCTTGAGTCCCCCGTACTGTTCCGCACCGCAGCCGCGAGCGAACCGGAGGCTTTCAAAGGGCGCAAAGTACTACACCGCAGCGACACCGGCGCACCCTTGGCCGTTGTTTCGGACGGGTACCACGTGGTGCAGCCTGCCGAGGTTATGGGGTTTTTTGATAACTTGGTCAAGCTTGGCGGGTTTCAATTGGAAACGGCGGGCGCGTTAAGTTACGGGCGGCGCGTTTGGGCGCTGGCATCCGTGGGCGCTGGCGCGGATATTGTGGACGGTGACACCGTCAAGCCTTACTTATTGCTTGGCACGTCATACGATGGAACTATGGCCACAGTGGCAAAATTCACCACGGTCCGCGTGGTTTGTAATAACACGATAACGGCGGCGCTTGGTGATAATTCCGCCTCGGTGCGCGTGCTGCACTCTGAGCGATTCGACGCGGACGCGGTCCGGTTAGAGCTTGGCATTGTGGCCAATAATTGGGAGCGCTTTTTAATCGAATCACGCAGGCTGGCGGGCGTAACCATGGGCGCGGATGAGGCGGACGCGTTTGTATCTGAGCTGCTCAAGCCTTACCACACAGGCAAAATCGACATCAGCGAATCACGGGCATACAAGCGAATCATGACGTTATTCAACGGCGCGGCTATCGGTTCGGATATCGCAGGCGTTACCGGCACCCGCTGGGGCATGCTCAACGCGGTGACTGAATTAGTCGATCATGAGCGCGGCCGCAGCGACAATACGCGCCTTGAATCGGCATGGTTCGGCACCGGTGCAGCGATTAAAAACCGCGCTTTGGATTTGCTGGCGGCTTAACTGATGCGTTTTAATGCATGGTTTCATTCGGGAATCATGCATTATTTTGCACTTTTACCCCGTTAATTTGCCCGGGGTAAACCGGGCCCCGGCCCTCGCACCGGTTCCCGTGCTAATCGTGGCACGCACCGCGCCACGGCCCGCGTGATTCGCGGGCCGTGTTCCCCGTGGCCATGGCCACGGGCCGCGCACCGGCTGCCGCCGGTGCGCGTTTGCTGGCGCTTTTGCCCTTTTCCTTTTGCCTTGGTTCGCGGGCCGCGCAGCGCGGCCCGCGTTACTTTTCCCACAATGGTGGCGGCGGGGGCGGGCGGGCTCGACGCGGAAAGACCTATTGCTGGCGCTGGTTTGATAGAAACTATTCATTGGACGCGGGCCGTGGATCAGGCACAATTGAGGCCTTACCAACAGAAAGGATAGAGAGATGAACATAGATAACGAACTGTCATCCGCGCTTTGCGACATGTACGACATCCGCCGAGCCTTGCCCGAGAAAATACAACGCATGCCAAAAGACAATGAAGGCAGCGACTACACGATAGGCGAGTGTGTCGAGGATGTAATCCTGTTCCTCGAGAAACTGCAAAAGGAAATATCATGACCCCCGCAGAACAGGCCGCTTTCGTGAAAGCTTATGGCAGCAATGTTGCCCACCACCCCGACAGCCTTGTCGCTGACTTTGTCGCCCGCTATGAAGCGGGCGAGGATATGGATTATTCTTTTGAGTACACCAGCATCATGGACGCGCTGGGCATGTGGCACGACGCGATTCGGTGGAAACTTGAGCAGCTATCGGGGACCGGTCCCCGATAGAAACAATTCATTAGCCACGGGCCGTGGGCCGTGATGTAATTGCATCACGGCTTGAATGAAGCCGCACTCAGAAAGGATAGAGAAATGAAAAACCCTTTAGATCAATTCCGCAGTGGATTATTCGGTAGCCGTGGCTGCGATATCGAGGCAGCGCTGCAATATGTCGATGAACTGGCAGCAGCGAGCAGCGATGCTGTGGCAGTGCAAACCGCAGCACGCGTGCTGCTCAACACCGCAGCCAACGCAGTGCATCAGGTGATGAATGCACCCAGTCCCGAACGCTTAGCGCTCATCGAGCTAATCGATCAACGCATCGATGACCACAAACTGATCCGCGAGGATGCAGTGGCAAATCAAATCACGGACTGGATGAATGACCACCTCGAGGAATACATTGGAG